AGTAGACGAAAATGACAAGCCAGTAATTGGTTATGTTACAGTTGATGGCTCAGGCGCAATCACAGGCGCTTATGTACCTGGTGATGCAATTAAAAAAATGGTTGCATTAGGTACTGCAAGCTATTCTGACTTTACCGTTGAGTTTTCAGGTGCTGCTGGTACTGGCGCAAGTATTACTATTTCAGAACCTAATGCAACTTCTGGTATATACTTCGGCGATGAAGATGACGCTTATGATGCAATGCGTGATACTGCTCCAACTTCATTACTAGCTTTATCTGCTGATTATATTCAACCAACTATTGCTGCAGTTTATCCTGGTAACTATGGTGATACAATCACTGTTCAAGTTATCACTTATGCAGATTGGAATGCAGCTGGTAGTACTACACTAGTTGAACAATTCCCAGGTGGCGGTTGGACTAGCGCTAACTTTAAACAACAACTTCAAAATGGTCCACAAACTGCTGAACAATATGGTTTAATTGTTAAATTAGGAAGTTCTGTTGTTGAATCTCACGTTGTTTCAACGAACCCTGCAGATGTTGACATCTATAGCGCATCTATCTACATGGATACATATTTCGCAAATGGCAACAGTAACTACATTTTCGCTTCAGCTGCTAACTTCTTAGGCCGTTCAGGTTCTTATAAGCTAGGTGGCGGTGTTGATGATTTAATCACTGCTTCTGAATTTGTTGAAGGTTGGGATTATTTTGCTGATCCTGATGTTATCTATGTTAACTTACTAATGTCTGGTGGTTCTGTTGCTCTAGGTACTGCTGACCATACTATTGTATGTAACGACTTGATGTCACTTGCTGCTGGTCGTGCTGATACATTAGCTATCATTGATCCACCAATTGATATGATAACTAACAAGTCTAATGACACTGCAGTTGCAAACTTAGTTGCATGGCGTACAGGTGTAGACGTTGAAGGTAACCCAGTAACTGATTCTATCAACTTTAACACATCTTTTGCTACTATTGCAGGCAACAGTAAATTCCAATATGACCGCTTTAATGACATTAAACGCTGGGTTCCATTCTCAGGCGATGTTGCTGGTCTTTGTGTTTATACCGACCAGGTTGGTTATTCTTGGGATTCTCCTGCTGGTTTCAACCGTGGTCAAATTTATAACGTTTCTCGCGTTGCTTTTGACACTAAGCAATCACAACGTGATTCTTTATACGAAGCTCAAATTAACCCAATTGTTAGCTTCTCTGGTCGTGGTACTGTTTTATACGGTGACAAAACTGCAACTAGTGCGCCAACTCCATTCAGCCGTATTAACGTACGCCGTCTTTTCAACTTGATTGAAAAATCAATTGGTGATAACGCACAATACAAGTTGTTTGAAAATAACGATGCATTTACACGTGCTAGTTGGAAATCTGAAACTGATTCTTACTTGAATAACATTAAATCATTAGCAGGTGTTATTGACTTTAGAGTTATCTGTGACGAAACTAATAACACCGCACAAGTTATTGATACAAACCAATTTGTTGGTACCGTTTATGTTCAACCACCACGTTCTATTAACTTCATTACATTGAACTTCGTAGCAACTGATTCTGGTTTGAACCTAGACGAACTAGTATAAATAATTAAATATAATAAGGGAAAAGATATTTTCTTAGTACCTTATTTTTATTTTATAGTAATAATATAAATAAATAATAGAGGATATGTCACATGGCATTAAATATAAATGGTATTACTTCAAGTTTTAGTTCAGGCACTTGGTCACGTACTAACTTGTTCGAAGTTAACATCCCTACTTTGGATAAAAACTTCAAATTCCGCTGTAAAGCAACAGGCATTCCAGCTATGCAAGTTGGCGTTATTGAACTAGGCTACCAAAACCGTAAACTGAAAATTGCTGGCGACCGTACTTATGACGACTGGACTGTTACCGTATATAACGATGACGCTCATGCAGCTCGTGAAGACTTTGTAAAATGGCAAAACATTGCAGTTGGTGTTCTAGACGATATTTCAGGCGCCACTCCTGACGAATATAAGTTTAACGCACTAGTTTCACAATTTGAACGTAATGGTGTTAAAACTGCAGAATACGATATTAAACAAATTTGGCCTTCTAGTGTTGGCGAAATGACTTTTGATTGGGATACTAACGACGAACTAATGACTTTCGAAGTTACTTTCTCAATCGACTACGTCGAAAAAATTGTATAATATTAACAACATATTAGCGC